GGTTACTTCAGGGACCGGCCCATGATCTGCGTTCGCCAAAAAGCCCTGCCGCAGGAGATACAGCCATGGCGCGTTTAACCACTATTCGATTGTATGGGGCGCTGGGGGCACGGTTCGGGCGCGTGCATAAACTGGCGGTACAGACATCGGCAGAAGCCGTGAAGGCGCTTTGCATCAACTTTGATGGGCTGGAAAACTACCTGATGAATGCCAAAAAGAACGGAATGACGTTCGCGGTGTTTCGCGGTAAGCGCAACATCGGCGTGGATGATTTTAAGGACCTGTCCGGGGACAGTGATATCCGCATCGCACCAGTGATGGAGGGGGCGAAAAAGGCCGGCATGTTCCAGACCATTCTCGGGGCGGTCATGGTGGTTGCCGGGGTGGTTATTGGTGCGATGACCAGTTGGACCGGTGTGGGGCTTACATTTGGTGCTGGCCTTATTATGTCTGGGGCTTCAATGATGGCCGGCGGCATCTACCAGATGCTCTCACCGCAGCCCAAAGGTCTGCAGGGACGCGATGACCCGGACAACAAACCCAGCTATGCCTTTGGCGGCGCAGTGAATACCCTGGCGATGGGCAATCCGGTTGCTCTGCTGTATGGCGAGCGTGAAATCGGGGGGGCGATTATCAGTGCAGGGATCGTGGCCGAGGACATCTGACGACTTCTTACTCTTCAATTAGCACCCGGTCGGGTGCTTTTTTATGGATGCAATATGGCAACGATTACTGGTGCAAAGGGCGGAAGCCAGAAGCAGCATACGCCTGTCGAACAGCCTGATTCAGCCCAATCTATGGCGCGTTGCCGTATGCTGCTGGCGCTCGGTGAAGGGGAGTTTGCTGGTGGGCTGGACGCGACCCGGATTTTCCTTGACGGCACTCCGCTGGGCAACGCCGATGGTTCGATGAACTTTGAGAATGTCTCCTGGGATTTTCGCCCTGGCACGCAGACGCAGACGCCGATCCCCGGCTTTCCTGCTGTGGAGAACGAGACCAGTATTGGCGTATCGCTGACTAAGGCCACACCCTGGACCCGCGCTATCAGCAATACCCAGATTGATGCTGTGCTGGTGCGCATCGGGATCACCGGCCTGCAGCAGCAGGAGAATGACGGCGATATCGTAGGCACCACCGTCGCATATCACATCGACGTTGCGGTTGATGGCGGCGCATACAAGACAGTACTCACCAAAACGGTAACGGAAAAGCTCAGTTCACTGTACGAACTGACGCACCGCATCAATCTGCCCAAAGCCACCACTGGCTGGCAGATCCGTGTGGTCCGCGATACTGCCGATAGCGCCAGCCAGATGCTGCAGAACAAAACGCAGGTACAGGCCATCACCGAGGTCATCGACGCCCGCTTGCGCTACCCGCATACCGCGCTGCTGTATGTGTCATTCAATGCAAAAGCATTCAGCAATATCCCGAAAATATCCTGTAAACCGAAAGGCCGGGTGATCCGCATCCCGCAGAACTACGATCCCGACGCACGGACGTATAGCGGTACATGGGACGGCACATTCAAGTGGGGCTGGACGAACAACCCGGCGTGGATCTGGTTTGATGTCCTGACAGAGCCGCGCTTTGGTCTGGGCCGCCGGGTAACGGTGGATATGCTCGATAAATGGGAGCTGTACCGCATAGCCCAGCGCTGTGACCAGAAGGTGCCCGATGGCAAGGGCGGCACCGGTACCGAGCCGCGCTTCCTGTTTGACGTCTATATCCAGTCGCAGGCCGATGCCTGGCAGGTGATTAAGGATATCGCCGCTGGCTTCAACGGTATGACGTTCTGGGGCAACAACATGTTCAATGTTGTCTCGGACATGCCGGCAGACACGACGAAACTACAGATCCTCACCCGCGCATCAGTGGTGGGTAAGCCAACGTATTCCAGCGGCAGTGAAAAAACGCGATTCTCGAGCGCGCTGATTAACTTCAGCGACCCGGATAACCATTATCAGGACCGCACCACCGCGGTAATGTTTCCTGAGCTGGTGAAGCAGTTCAAATTCAAGCAGACCCAGCTCACGGCCATCGGCTGTACACGCGAGAGCGAGGCGCAGCGCCGTGGCGGGTGGGCGGTTTATTCTAACTCACTGGACCGTATCATTACGCTGCAGACCGGGCTGGATGGCTTCGCCTATGTCCCTGGCACCGTATTTGCCTTCGCTGATGAGCGCGTTTCCGGGCGTGTTTATGGTGGCCGCCTCACGGACTATAACGCCGGGCTTAAAGCGGTAACAACCGATCGCGGTACCAGCGCTGTCGCGGGTGACACACTGATGATCCGCACCCAGGGCGGCATTGTGGAAAGCCGAGTTATACAGGCGGTCAACGGCACGCAGCTGATCGTGGCCACTCCGTTCACAGCAGCGCCAGCGCCAAACGCCGTTTTCGTTATCGATGCCGGGCAGCTGCGCCTTCAGTACTTCCGCGTCACGAATCTGACGTTTAACGATGAAGAAAACACCTATACCATTACCGGCGCGGAATACAACGCATCGAAGTATGATGCCGTCGACCACAATGCGCGCCTCGATATCCCGCCGATCAGCCTCATCCCCACGGGAGTTGTTTCACAGCCCGGCAATATCGTCGTTTCGAGTTACGAGTCGGTGCGCCAGGGCCAGCGCATAGCGACATTGACTGCATCCTGGGATGTTCCGCTCGATAAAGCCGGTAAGCCGCAGGCCGATGTGATCGCCTATCAGGCTCAATGGCGCCGGAACGATAGCGAGTGGGTGAACGTCCCGCAAACCGGCCTCCGCAACATTGAGGTGCCGGGGATCTTCGAAGGTGATTACCTGGTGCGGGTCCGGGCGATAAACGCCGGTGGTGCATCGAGTCTGTGGGCAACATCCGCGCTGACCCACCTTAAGGGCCGGATCGGTGATGTGCCAACGCCAGTTAATTTCCGTACCACGCCGTTGCTCTGGGGCGTGCAGCTGGACTGGGATTTCCCTGCGGGCACTGGCGATACGCTGCAGACAGAAATTCAGTATTCCACGGTATCAACCGGCGCGAACCCGATGCTGCTGGCTGGCGTCCCGTATCCCCAGCAAATTTACCAGCAGCTTGGGCTAAAGGCAGGGGTAGGTTTCTGGTATCGGGCGCGGCTGGTGGATCGCACCGGCAACAAGTCGGCCTGGACTGACTTCATCCAAGGCAGCAGCAGCTCAACCGCCGCTGATTACCTAGTGGATATCGATAACCAGATCAAACAGACCGACGCCTATAAAGACCTGGTTTCGGATATCACTGATCTGGGTGACGATATCCAGTCAGCGCGTGACGACATCAAGACGGTGACGACTGAGTCAGCGGCAACCAAAGCGGGCCTTGCGCAGGAGGTTACAGACCGGAAGAAAGCCATCACCGACGAGGCAACGGCGCGCGGGCAGGCGCTGTTAACCGAGAAGAACGAGCGCGTCGCGGATATCAGCAACGTCAACCAGACGATTCAGACCACCACCGACTCGCTGGCGCAGCAGATCGCCCAGATATCGGCCGGCACCGGCTCCCAGTTCGATCCTGCCAAAATCTGGTACTTCGATTCGACAGTAGAGGGCTGGACCGGGAACGGGACCCCAACAATCGTTGACGGGTGGATTCGGCCAGCGAACCATGCCACCGATCCGTGGGTAGCATCCCCGGGCTCACTGGGCATCAACTCCTCGTCCTATCGCTTCGTTAAACTCCGCATCAGGAAATTCGGTGCGCCGGGCTGGACGGGGCAGCTGCGGTGGCGTGGCACTGGTGGTTTCAACGACACCAACATGATCACCGTCGCCGAGCCTGCCTATGACGCCAACGGTATTGCTACGGTGGAGTTCGACAACATCCCCTGGCTGACCGAAGCCACGATGAATCAGTTCAGGCTGGATCTGTCCACCAGGCAGGATGCGACGAATTATTTCCTGATTGACTGGGTGGCGCTCGGACGGCCTACGCCCGGCGCGGGTATGGCGGCGCTGCACCAGGAAACCACAGCCCGTGGCCAGGGAGACCAGGCGGAAGCCA